TTTGAAATGGCAAAAGCAAAGAGTGGGCAATGGTGGGAAACTCAATCACAAAGAGCACTTGCTAATAATTCTGCGGTTTACAATGCAAAACCAAATACCGCACAATTTCTTCGTGAGTGGAGAAATTTATATGAATCAAAATCTGGTGAACGAGGAATTTTTAATATTGACAGTGTAAGAAAGCATGTTGAAAAGTTTGCTCGTAGAGATGCAACAAAAGTTGCAGGTACAAATCCATGTGCAGAAATTATTTTAAGACCAAATCAATTTTGTAATCTAACTGAGATTGTAGTAGAACCAGAAGATACAAAAGAAACTCTTATGAAAAAAGTTGAAATTGCTACTCTACTTGGTACTTGGCAATCAACTCTTACATCATTTAAATATCTTAGAAAAATTTGGCAAGATAATTGTGAAGAAGAAAGACTATTAGGAGTTTCTCTAACTGGTATTTATGGAAATAAACTTACCGCCACAAATAATAAAGAATTAGAAACTCTGCTTGATGAGATGAGACTAAAAGCTGTTGAGGTCAACAAGAACGAGGCAGACAAATTAGGAATTGAACAATCTGCCTCAATTACTTGTGTTAAGCCTAGTGGAACAGTTAGTCAATTGGTAGGAGTATCAAGTGGCGTTCATCCTTGGTATTCAGAATACTATCTTCGCTCTGTTCGTGGTGACAACAAAGATCCACTAACTCAATTTCTAAAAGATATGGGTATTCCAAATGAAGCAGATGTAATGAAGCCAAATGACACTACTGTTTTTTATTTTCCAGTCAAAGCTCCAAAAAACGCGGTAGTTACTTCAGATCTAACTGCTAAAGAGCATTTAGAGATGTGGAAGACTTATCGTAATCATTGGACAGAACATAATCCAAGCGTAACCATTAATGTAAAAGAAGATGAATGGATTGGTGTTGGGGCTTGGGTTTATGAAAACTTTGGAACAATTGGTGGTATATCGTTTTTACCAGCATCTGATCACACCTACAGGCAAGCCCCATATAAAGCGATTACAAAACAAGAATACGAAGAAGCGGTATCAAAAATGCCAAAACAAATTGATTGGTCTAAATTGTCTCAATATGAGAGAGAAGATGGCACCACTGGAACTCAAGAACTTTCTTGTACTGCAGAATCTTGTGAGATTGTAGATATTATATAAATTCAATTTCCCTATGATAAAATGATAAAAGGGGAACAATGGGCTATTCTAATACTACAAATCTTTATGCTTCTAGAGTATATGCAGAAAATCCCCTTGCCCTTTGGCCACTAGATGACGATTATTCTTTTATTTCTTTAGTATCTGCTTCAAATCAAAATGTAGAAAATTGGAATATTTTTAATGGATCTGCGTCTGCAGCAGTTGATGTTAGCAATGTAACTCAGATACCATTTCCAAATGAATCTTTGGGTGGATTTAATAAAAATTCTGGATCAAACTATATTACTTATTTAATGCCAAACATAGGAATAAATACAGAAACATTAGATCATTCTAAATCAACAGTTTCCATAAATACAAATGTTTGGAAAAACACAAATTTAGTCAATAAGTATAAAATTGGATTTCAATATACAAGTGGATCAGTTATAACAGATGTTTCTGAATTTGATGCAGAATCTTCTGAAACTGGATGGCAAAAAATATGCCATACATTTAATTATCCTGCTAGTACAACGATATATCCATATTTAGAAATAGAATTTGAGGAAGGCGGATCTATACCTGACTATACTATTTATTTTAATGCACTTTCTGTTGGACAATGGTCTGAAAAATTTCACACAGACTCCACGGGAATATTTCCAGAAAACATTTCTTCCTCTGTTTCTTTTTATAAATTGCTTCCAGCAGTTTCTGCATCTGTAACTTTAAAATATATAAATGCAGATTCTTTCGGACTTACAACAATAGATGATGGGTATTATCTTGTAGAAAATAATAATATGTTAGGAGTTAATAATGGACTTCCAATGGTATTTGGTTCTTCGAATATTACCAATTTGTATTTTTCACAAACAGAGAACATGCCATCTATTGTCATTCCAGGAAAAGGATTTTTAAATCAAAAAGGAAAATATAAAAGACTTACAGCAGAATTTTGGTTAAGAATTTATAATGAATCTCAAACTTTAAAAAAAATATTTGGTCCACTTTCTAGTAAAGATGGTTTGTATGTAGAAGAAGAATTTTTAACATTAAGAATTGGTAAGTATCAAAAATCTTATTTTGTTGGAAAATGGTATAGACCAATGTTAATTGATATGGTATATACTCCAGAAAATATTTCTGTTTTAATAAATGGAATATCAATAATTAGCTTGGATTTAATAATTGACGAAATTGATTTACCAAAAGTTGAATTTGATTGGCTTGGATTTTATGCACACAGCGAAACTCAGCCGTTTGAATTAGATTGTGTGGCAATATATCCATATGATGTTTCTGAGCAATTAGCAAAACGTAGATTCGTATATGGACAAGGAGTAGAGTATCCAGATATCGTTAGTTCTAAGTTTGGTGGAGATTCTGCATTTATTGATTATCAGTTTTCTAAATATAGTTCCGAGTTTTTATTTCCAAATAGGGCAAAATGGAACTCAGGATTTTATTCTAATTTAGAAACTAATTTACAAGAACTTACATTTACTAATTATCAATTACCACAGCTTCAATTTTTTGGAGCAGATATATCTTCTATTGATCTTGAACAATATGAAAATATTTGGGAATCTGTTGCAAGTGAGGTTTGGCAATTTTGGCTTAATGATAGGACTTGGTTTGAGCTTTTATATGATTCAAGTTTAGATTTTTTTATAGACAACTATAGAATCCAAGATGACGATCCATACCCATTTATTTCTATGGCACCAAATCAAATATTTATAGATGAGGAAATTTATCCAAATTTATTTTTTAATTCAATAAATGTTTTAACTAGTCCAATAAATTCTATTTTTGGAGTATTTGGAAATTCTGCAAGCGTAACCAATGATTCACAAATTTTATTTAAAATAAGAGACAGATTGACTGAAAATTATTTTGAAGTTTATAAAAATAGTTCTTCTGTTATATACAACTACAACAATGGATCAAATAACATACTTTCAATAAAAAATGTTTCTGCTAGTTCACACTTTATTGCTGGAATAGATATAAATGAAATTACTAGAAGATATAGAAGAATTGTAGAAAACTTTTTTACAATTCCAGAAAATCTTTCCTTAAGTTTAGGTGGATATGAAAACAATGTATTTAAAGGAAAAATATATTCTTTTACATTTAATAATGAATTGTTTACAGATAAAGATTTAAACGAGTACATAGATTCTTTTGGATTTTTTCATGGAAATGTTTCTGCTTCATCTTCAATTTTAAATAATGACGAATATATTATGAAATATGTTGGAAATTATAGCTTGTTGCCAAAAATAACTGCTAGAACCGTTGATTTAGAAATAGGATCTTCTGGATATTGGGAAGGACTAGTTCCACTTTCTGTTTTAGGAAAAAATATTGTTAAATCTAATGGAGAAAATTTTTATGATCTAGATATGATACAGTTTAATATTGATTTTCCATCACCAGTCATAACTTCTCAATCTCCACCAGCAGAAGAAAATGATACAAGATTAAAATCATATATAACTCTTCAAGATTTTAGAAGAGCTGGAAGCATTCCTTATACAAATTGGGTTAGTGCTTCTAATATAACAACTAATAGAGTTATAGATTTTGATAATACAATAGATGTTATTCAAAGTAAATATGAAATTGTTGACGGCACTGTTATTATTCCACCAAAAGAATTGGTTGATTTTAAAGATTATTATTTGGGAATTCATTTAGAAATGTCTACAAGAAGTATTTCATCCATGCCTATAAAATTACAAAAAATGTCTTTTTCTTCTCTTGCATTTGACGAATCGTCTTTTTATCCAATAGGAACAAAAACTGGTAAAGAAATATATCCATTTACAAGATATGAAAGTTCTTATTATCCAAAAGAAAAAAATCCAATTTTAATATATAAAGGATCAACGCCATATTTGTATTTAACAGATGATTCTGGAATATCTGTTTTAGAATATCCTTCAAATTCAACAACAAGAGGAATAACATTACCAATAAATCAAAATAAATCTCCAGATTTTAGACTTGGAGGAATTCAAATGTGGATATTTTATAAAGAGTCAGAAACATTTCCAGAGGAAAAAATTATTGGCATGATAAATACCCCAGATGATAAAATTCAAATAATACTGTCTTCTGAACCTAACGGGAAAAGATCAAAAATGTCATTATTTAATTTAAATACGGGTGAAGAATATACTGCTGTTAAATATTATCAAAATGGTAATTTAGTAAGTTATCCATATATTGAGCCAATGCAATGGACTTCTATTGTAATTTCTCTTGGAAGTCAAATTAATATATTTTCTCAATCTGGACAACTAGAGCTATATAGTGGAATTGTTTTTAACAATATTTCATTTTTTGAGCAATTAACAGACGTATTTGCCTTAGTAAAAGATTTTAATAGATGGATTTCAATTCAACCACAAATTTGGTCTAATTCTGCTTCTGTTAATTGGGATGTAATTTTAGGAGAAAAAACAATTGAAGCTTTTTCATTAAATGGAATAGAAATATTTAATACATATCTTGGACTTTCAAAGGTAGAAGTTAAGGATAATTCTCAACTTATGATTGATGCAGAGAAAGTAGAGCAATTTATGAACGTATCATGGTTACAATTTAGTGGTAGACCTGTTTAATATGGTACAATTAAGTACATGAATGAGGGTAAGTCAAAGCTAACTGTCATTCAAAAACGTAGAAATGACGGCCTATACGTATGGCTTATGAAAAACGGAGAGACATTTAAAGATCAATATAACAATGTCATGAACATTCCGGCATATAAAGACGACATAGAGGCTATGGGAAAAATTACAAAAGCTGCAAAATATTATGGTGCCCCAGATGGACAGCCACATTTTCTTCCAGGAAGCCGTAGAGTATCTGATGAAGAATATTCAGAACAGGTAGATAGAATGAAACAAGGAATGATTCCAGACGAACTAGATCTTGGCGCATGGATGGATGCAGAAAGGGGTATAAAGAAAAATGGAAACCAGTGATGCAATTGCAAGAATTGACAATATTGTAAGATCTGATGTAGAAAAAAAAGATTTTTTTAATACTTCTTCTGAATTAGTTAAATCTTATAATGGACTTTCTCCAAATTTTAAACGCCGTGCCGCCAGACTTTCAAAAGTGTACACTGGTGCAGATGGTACTGGATCAAAACAATTATTTCCAGAACAAGATGTTTCTATTGCCTATGGTCTTTTTGATGTTGTTGTTCCTCCATATAATTTAGACGAGCTTGCCTATTTTTATGAAAGTTCCTATGCAAATCATTCTGCTATTTCTGCTAAAGTGGCAAATATTGTTGGGCTTGGATACTCTTTTATTCCAACTGATCGAACCATTGAAAGATTAGAGCAAGCTGATAATGAAGATCAATTAATGCGTGCTCAAAGAAAAATTGAACGCGCAAAAGCCATGTTGTCTGAATGGCTAGAAGAAATGAATGACGAAGATACATTTACCCACGTTCTAGAAAAAGTTTATACAGATGTTGAGTCTACTGGCAATGGATATATTGAAATTGGAAGAACTACTGCTGGAGAAATTGGATATATTGGACATATACCTTCTACTACTGTTCGTGTTCGTAGATTGCGTGATGGATATTTACAAATTGTAAATCAAAGAGTGGTCTTTTTTAGAAATTTTCAAGACATAAAAGCTGTAAATCCAGTAACAATAGATGAAAGACCAAATGAATTAATTCACATTAAAAAATATTCCCCAAAAACTAGTTATTATGGCGTTCCAGATATTGTTTCTGCTGCCAATTCTATGGTTGGAGATCAATTAGCTGGTAAATACAACGTAGACTATTTTGAAAACAAAGCAGTACCAAGATATATTGTTACTCTTAAAGGTGCTAAATTATCTTTAGACGCAGAAGATAAATTATTTAGATTTTTACAATCTGGATTAAAAGGACAAAGTCATAGAACTTTATATATTCCTCTTCCTGGAGATTCTACAGAAAACAAGGTAGAGTTTAAAATGGATCCAATTGAAAATCAAGTCCAAGAAGGATCATTTGATAGATATAGAAAATCAAATAGAGACGACATTTTGATGGCACACCAAGTTCCATTTTCAAAAGTTGGTTCATCTCAAGGAATTTCTATTGCATCTGCTCTTGTATCAGACCGTACTTTTAAAGAACAGGTAGCAAGGCCAGCACAAAGAAATCTAGAAAAAACATTAAACAAAATTGTAAAAGAAAAAACAGATATGTTAATTTTTAAATTTAATGAATTAACTCTTACTGACGAACAAACACAGAGTCAAATAGATGAAAGATATTTAAGAACACAGGTTGTTGTTCCTAATGAAGTAAGGCAAAGGATGGGCTTACCAGTACGAGAGGGTGCCTCAGAACCTATTATTCTTGGTCCACAACAAAGAGCCGAAATTGCTGCACAAACAAGAGGAACAAGAGAAAGAGATAGGCAAAGAACGGATAACGCAAGTGATTCAGAAACTACCACTACTGGTAGAAATCCTGGTGGAGAAGGTAGATCTGTACTATAATTTTACAAAATGTGATAAAATAGTATAAATTACGTATATAATAGGGATAACATGAATAATTTTTCAAAGGCATATTGGAATACATCTGGCACCAATATTTCTTTTCGTATGCCCATTAGCAAAATTGACGTAGAAAAAAGAATTGTTTCTGGTTGGGCAACCACTGATTCTGTTGACAGACAAAATGACATCATTACCTCTGATGCTTCTTCAAAGGCTTTTGAAGCCTTTCGTGGCAACGTTCGTGAACAACACACTCCTTTGGCAGTTGGCAAAGTAACCGATTTTAGACAAGACAAATATTACAATGACAATGAAAATAAATTTTACAACGGGGTATATGTAGATGTTTATGTTTCAAAAGGTGCAGAAGACACTTGGCACAAAATTCAAGAAGGAATTCTTACTGGATTTTCAATTGGTGGAAGCATTTTAGATTCTGAAGTAGAAAAAATTGATGGATATGACAAACCAGTTCGTGTGGTAAAAGAGTATGAGCTACACGAATTATCACTTGTTGACAATCCAGCAAATCCAAATTCAAACATTGTTTCTATTCAAAAGATAAATAGTGAAAATGTTCAAAAAAATTATTTGGAAAATGTATTTTATTCTCCAGAAGAAGACCTTATAATTTTAAGTGAGAAGGCAGATATGCAATCTCCAAATACTGGTAAAGTAATGCATAATATTGGATTTGTTGAAACAAACGATTCAGAAAAAGAAATTACTGTTTCTGAAATTGTCAAAGGATATAAAAATAAAAAGAAAAAAATGAATGGAGATGACAAAAAAATGAAACATGAAATGGAAGAAGAAGATGTAGACAAGATGGGACACAAAGACAAAAAGAAAAAAATGTCTCATGAAGAAGAAGAAGACATGGACAAGATGGGACATAAGGATAAGAAGAAAAAAATGTCTCATGAAGATGAGGACATGGACAAGGCTACTAATTTAAAAACTGGAGATTTTGTTTCATGGGGATCTTCTGGTGGAACAGCTAGAGGAAAAATTACAAGAATTGTAAGAACTGGTTCTGTAAAAGTTCCAGGCAGTAGCTTTACTATTAACGCAACAGAAGACAATCCCGCAGTACTAATTCGTGTTTATAGAAAAGGTAAGGATGGATATAAACCATCAGACACAATTGTTGGTCACAAAATGAGTACTCTAAGAAGAATTAGTGCATTGACAAAAATTTCAGATGGTGAAACGGTTGATTCAAATATTCTAAAATCAATTGTTAATTTTATTAAAAAGGAGGCGATTAATTTGTCTAACAAAGAAAATACAGAAGAAATTGTTAAGTCAGAAGATGATGTAGTAGCTACAGAAGATTTTATTGACGAAACAGTTCTATTTGATGAGCAAGTTGATCAAGACACTCCTGTTGCAGAAGAAACTGTTTCAGAAGAAGCTGTTGCAGTTGAGAAATCAGAGGATGTAAAAGAGGAAGTTGCATCAACTCCTAAACCTGCTTCAGAAGATTTGATTAAATCAGTAGAAGAAATTAAGGCTTCAGTAGATGGCATTGCAAATGATTTAACTGCAACTGTTAATTCTCTTCGTGAAAGTATTGCAGAACTTACAAAATCAATTAGCGAGGTAACTAAGGAAGTTACTGGCGTTAAAGAAAATGTAGAAGAATTCGGAAAGCGAGTAGATGCTGTAGAAGCTGATACCGCTGTCCGTAAGTCTGGCGACCTTGGCGAGGTTGCCCAGGAACCAAAAATAAAAAAATCAGTATGGGAAGGTCGTTTCCTCAGTTCCGCTGACCTATACCGTTAAAAATTAGTTGGAGGTGAAATAAATAATGGAAGAAAACACAAGTGAAGTTCTAGAAAAAGCAGCTTCAACTGGTGCGATTGCATCAGGTGGAAAAGGTCAAGTGTCTACTCCATCAGCAAACCTTGGACCAGTAGGTACTGCATCACCAGCAGATGGTGGTGGTATTCTAAATACAGAGCAAGCAAACCGTTTCATTGAGTACATCTTTGAGCAACAGGTTCTTGCTCGTGATGGTCGTCGTGTCACTATGCGTGCAAACAGCATGGATCTTGACAAGCTAAACGTTGGTGCACGAGTTGTTCGTGCAGCTAACCAAGCCGATGACAGTTTCACCAATGCAGGTGTTGAGTTTACCAAAGTTACACTTTCTACAACCAAGCTACGTCTTGACTGGGAAGTTGCAACTGAAGCCCTTGAAGATAACATTGAGGGTGGTGCATTGGAAGACACTTTGGTTCGTGCAATGACTCGTGCATTTGCAAACGACATTGAAGATCTTGCAATCAATGGTAACACTGCAGACGTAACCTCTGCATCAACCTTCCTACGCATTTTTGATGGATTCGTAAAGAAGGAGACTGCTGCAAATGCAGGTAACGATGCTGGTGCTTATAACACTGGTAGTGCACTAACTGTACAGGATTTGCAAGACGTTGTTCTTGCAATGCCACGTAAGTACCGTGCATCAAGGGCACAAATGAAGTTCTATGCAGGATCTGAATTGATTTCAGACCTATTGAACAATTTGGCTCAAGCTGGCAGCTTCAACTCAGAGCGTATTGTGGAACGAATTGTAGATGGTACAGTACCACAGGTAGTTGGTGCTCCTCTACAATACCGAGTTCTTGGGCTACCGTTGCTTGAGGTGCCACTATACCCATCGAATTATGTTTCATTAACATTCCCAGAAAACCGTATTTGGGGATTCCAGAGGGATGTTACTGTACATCGCGAGTTCAAGCCAAAGAAAGACACTGTTGAGTACACTGTATTCCTACGCTTTGGCGTACAGGTCGAGGAGACCGATGCAGTTGCTTACAAAACTGTCTAACATAACTTAATATAGTTAAAAATAAAGTTGGGGAAGAGACTAAAATCTTTTCCCCTTCTTTATTTTTTATAATAAAGTGATATAATTGTTCAGGTGCCAACAAAAAATACTTTTAATAAAACGGCTTTAAGGGTAGAAGGCCCAATTTTTGATAGAAATTTGGGCAGATTAGAATTTGGATATGTAATTTTAGAAAAAAAAATTGCCGATCAATGGCTAATTAGATTTCCTGACAAAATTAAAGAAGTAACACCGCAGGAGGTGGCAGCCGTATACGGCAAGAATAATGGAACTAATTAGACGAAATGAAAGCACATCTGTTCAATTTAGTTTAACAAGTTTAACCGTTGGAGATTCATATACTTTAAACTATGAAGATAAAACTACGGGTGCCACTTATTCAGCTTCTGCTGTAGCTGATGAATATGCCAAAGCTACGTTTACTCTAGACAATTATTATCTAACATATTCTGGATTTTTATATGGTCAAGTTTTAAATTCTGCTAGTACTGTCATATATGAAACTAATATAGATGTAGTTAGACCCTATTGTAATGTTACAAAAGTTGGAACCAAATTAGATTTAACATATGATAAAGCAAAAGAATATGAAAGAGTGGCAAGATTTATTATTGATTCTCAAACTGCCCCATTTACATATTTAAAAAAATATAAAGAGGTAGTTGGAGGAGGATATGATTATCTTCCAATTGACGAAAGACTAGTAAAAATATACAAGGTTTATGAAAATGATATTTTAGTTTACAATATAGATGGAGATCCAGAAGATTGGGAAGGCACATATAGAATAAGTACAGATAAAACCTCTGTAATTGTTGATAATACAACTACTACCGCTTTAGGTGTAAACAGAATGAACTATCCAAGTGTTTGGAGAGACAGATTTTTAGATGTTGATTTTCCAGATGGATACGAATATTTAATTTTAGGAGATTTTGGTTGGCAAACTATTCCTGAAGATATTCAAGAGGCATCAGAAATTTTAATTCAAGATTTATCTCGTAACAATCTAAGATATGCAACAAGATATATAGAATCATTTGATAATGAAGACTTTAAAATTAAATTTCAAAAAGACTACTCAACAAGTACTGGAAATATGATAGTAGATAAAATTCTTTCTAAATACAAGACTTTTATTAAAATCGGAGTATTGTAAAATGTTGCCAAATTCAGATTTTGGCGATATATTGTTTGCAATGACAGCAGACCTATATTATTCAGACAATGAACAAAATGATTTTGGAGAAATGGTAAAAATATGGAAATTTGATAGAAGTGTAAAATGTTCTGCAATTACTTCATTAGCAGATAAAACTCTTATGCCAGAATTAAAAGCATCAGAATTTTTAAATTTGTCTAACAATCTTTATTTTAGAACAGATACAGATGTAAGAATAGAAGAGCCTGATCAATTAGACCAAGATCCAATAATTCATCCTATTACAGAAATTTTAATTACAGATATTAGAGACAGTGTTGGAAATAATGCTTACCCCGATGTTTTAGGAACTACTAAATTTGAAATTGTAACCGTTGTTCCATCTTTTGATGAATTTCAAGCAAGAAATTATTTTCGGGTATATGTGCAAAGATCACAAAATCAAAATGTGGAGTTATATTAATGACAATCAAGATAAGAGTTGATGCAAAAGAATTTGAAAAAGTAATGAGAAATGTTATTGAATATACCGATGGTTTTGTAAGAGAAACAGAAGCAAAAACAGACTACATTGCATCTAAACTAGGAAAGTCAAGTGTTGCAGAATTTTATAGATATTTAGATTCTTTAGCTGCTGTAAATCCTGATTTATTGCATCATGTTTATGAATGGGGCGCTGTTGGTAATCCAGCAGCAAGACTATATGAGTTGACCTCTCAGGCAAACAAAAGCTCTGCTTTAATCATTGCAAACTTTTTAGAGTCATACACCGTATCAGACACATCAAACGAACCATTGATTGAAAAAGCAAAAATTATGGAAGAAGGAATACCATTAGTAATTAATAACGTAAATGCAAAAGCATTATTTTTTGAAATTGGCGGAGAAGAAATATTTGCAGTTGGACCAATATATATTCCAAATCCAGGCGGTGGACAAACAAGAGGACAATTTAAATTACAATTTCAAGAATTTTATAATAACTATTTTTCTCAAGTATATTTAAGGGCTATTAGATTTTATGATCATTTTAAAAATCCAAAAGCATATTATGAGGGATTTGGTGCTGGATCTCGTGCAGGTGGAAAATCTGCGGGTAAAGCAAGTGCTTTAAAATGGATTCTAAGTATGCCAGGTGAAGAATAATGTCTAGATATCCAGAAGTATTAATTAATAATTATGTATGGGAGCAATTTAGAATAAATAAACCAAGTATATATAGTGAATATGATGCTGGTACAAAGCCAATATTTCCATTTACCGATTCAAGGGCGGGAGATCAAACATGGCAAAACAAAGCATATATAATCTATGATTCATTTATTAGACCAAGAACGGGACAATATAAGTATTTTTATCCTATAAAATCTGGTCAACTTGTATATTCCATAAGGGGAAACAATGGACAGCTATTTGAATGGAGAGATTTTATTCACGATATTTTAGACAGAGAAGACGTTGTTGCCCAAGAAATAAATAATTTTTCTGCATTAGAATATCCAAACAATAGAATATATTTTCAATGTTTCAATGTATATCAGACCTTGCCTGTTGGCCAAACTACCAAAGAAGTAAGCCTAAGCCAACAGCTAATAACAAATTTAATTATTAGATATGACTATCATACAAGTGGAGTTTTTGGGGAATAAAAACAGGGGGTATAATTAGTAATGAGGAAACGATCCCCAAATTTATAAAAAATAAGGGGTGAAATAAATATGGCAGATTCCAAGAAAATTATCGTAGGTGCGGCAAATTTCTTTGTCGCAAGTGAAGCAATTGACCACTTCTCGGCTGCAGACATTTCTGCTGCTGGTGGAAGCGGTGCTGCCGGACTTCGTTTCGTAAGTGCAGTTAGTGGTTCAGCCACTACTCTTCCAGCAGCCAGTGGTGCAAGCGTATCTTATGTTGACACTCTAGACGCATTCCCAGCCAACTCAGCTGGCGTTACTATTCGTAACGTAGGTTACACTATGAATGGTCTAGAGGTGCAGTTTGCTCCTGACTTCGGAGAAGTCCAGGTAGATCAATTGCTAGACGTTGCTCGTCTATACAAGCAAGGTATGACTGTTAACATGGTTACTGCTTTTGCTGAGTCAACTCTAGAAAACCTAGTTGTTGCTATTGCAGCCAAGGATGAAGACTACAGCGAATCTGGTTCATTTGATGCAGCATTAGATATTACTGCTGGTGAAATCGGAGATGTTCCAGTAGAGCGTGCTCTTGTTGCAGTTGGACCTGGTTCAGGTAATCCAACTCTTACTGGCGCTCTTCGTAAAGAGCGTATTTACACTGCATATCGTGCATTGTCAATTGACAACGTAACTGCAAGTGCAAAGCGCGATGAGCCAACAATGTTTGAAGTCTCATTCCGCTTGCTTCCTGCAGCCAATGGTGCATACGGCAAGATTATTGACCGTGAGTATCGCGACTCTGGTAGCGTAGTAGCCTAAGTAATTTTTTAATTACTTTCACTTGCCCGCCTCACAAAAAAGTGGGGCGGGCTAAGTGCATTATGCTATAATTTAATTACGATAATAAGGAGGAAGCCATATGGCTACTAGTGTTTATGACACCGTAGAAGTTGAATTAATGGATGGAACTGCACTAACTATGCGACCATTAAAAATTTCTCTTCTAAGGGATTTTATGAAAGAATTTCAAAAACTGGGAGATGAAAAAATCTCAGAAGACAATATTAAATCAATGGATTTGCTTTTAAATTGTGCAGTAATAGCAATGAAGCAATATAATCCAGATTTTGCAGATAAGGCAAAATTAGAAGAAATTATTGACCTTCCAACTATTTATAAGGTCATTGAAGTTGCGTCTGGAGTGAAACTAAACGACCCAAACGCACTGGCAGCGGCTCTAGCTGGGACGAACTAGATCTTGCTGAATTAGAGTCTAAGGTATTCCTACTTGGACACTGGAAAGATTACCAGGAATTGGAGGAAAGTCTATCAATGCCTGAACTTGTAGCAACATTAGAAGCTAAAAGTAAAAGTGATTATGATGATAAAAAATTTTTAGCTGCAATGCAAGGTGTTGATTTAGACAAAAATTCGTCTCAAAATAATAAAAGTACTTGGGAAGAAATTAAAGCAAGAGCGTTTAGTAAAGGGAGAACTTCTGATCCAGACGATATTTTAAGTCTATCTGGTTCTGCTGCCGAGAAAGCTGGATTTGGCATTGGACACGGATTGGATTATGAAGTTATAGAATAAATTGGCAGAAACTAAAGCAACTATTAATATTCTGGCTGACGGCAGCCAGGCACTAACTGAAATTCAAAGGCTATCTAGAGCCTATAGTGCATTTACTTCTACGCTATCTAAAACAAATGTTATTCAAGCAGAAGCTGCTAGAAATCTTCAAAGA